GCCGCTCTCTGCTCTTCGGCTCACCCGTCCCTTTCAGGGAACCAGCGTAACTTGCTGTCAACCGCCGCTGACCTCAACGAGACTTCTCTTGAGCAGATGCTGATTGACATTGCTGGTTTGACCGATGAGCGTGGTCTGAAGATCGCGGTACGTGGTATGAAGATGATTATCCCGAAAGAACTGCAATTTATTGCAGAGCGGGTGATCAACTCCAACCTGCGTCCGGGAACTGCGGACAATGACCTCAACGCAACCAAGTCTATGGGTATGCTCCCAGATGGCGCGGTAGTTAACCATTTCTTGACCGACACAGATGCGTTCTTCATTAAGACTGACGCACCTAACGGCTTCAAGATGTTTAACCGAAGCCCCATCAAGACTGCAATGGAAGGTGACTTCGACACTGGCAACATGCGCTTTAAGGCGCGTGAGCGTTACAGTTTCGGGGTTTCCGATTGGCGTTGTGTCTTTGGCACACCGGGTGCCTAAAAATAGAGCCGCCTTCGGGCGGCTTTTTTTGTTCCACGTGGAACATCTGTGCTAACATAATTTTTCCTGACAGTCTCACACTGAGGCTGACACTGGCCACGACAGGAGAACCTCATGGCTAATACTACGTTTAACGGTCCCGTCCGTTCTGAAAACGGTTTTCAAGATATAACCAAAAACTCCACTACCGGTGCTGTAACTAGCACAATGACGCTTTCAACTTACGAAACGACAATCACGGTAGCTGACGGTGCCACCACGGGCAAAGAGTCCGCGATTGGCATTCCAGATAATTTTATCCCTATGGGCGTCACGATTGCTGTCACCACAGCCGCCGCAAACGCCGTAAACCTCCAAGATATTGGCACAGATGCTGATACGGACGGTTTTGTTGACGGTATTTCTGCCGCTGTAAACTCTACCGGTTTCAAAGGGTTTTTCCCCTGTAACGGTGTTCTTGGTATGTCCGGTGGCACGACCACTGCGGCTACAGGCACAGCAGATGAAGTTGAGCTTGTTGTTTCGGGCGATCCCGGCGGCGACACAGTTATTGTCTTGAAGTTTTTTGGAATTTCCAGCACTTCTGACGCATCCTAACGGGAGAAAGCCATGGCTAACTCAGACGTAAAAGCAAAACGTCTGACCGGGACAGGCTCTGCTGGCGTAGGGCCTGCTCGTATTCGTCAGATCCAAGTTTTTTCTGCTTCGGGAACGCCACGTCTTACTGTGACGGACGGAAGTGGCGGAAGCACCGTATTAGACTTGGATTTTTCTGCAAGCGAGACACACTCGGTCAACATTCCCGATGAGGGGATTAAGGTATCTGACATTTTTGTTAGTGTCTTAACTAACATTACGGCAATCACGGTGTTCTTTAGCTGATGGCTACTACCAAAGACGTAAAAAGGCTCCCCTCTGGTCGTTTAAGCTACCGAGGGGAAACTTTTGCAGGCTACAACAAGCCTAAGAAAACGCCCGGAAAGTCCAAGAAAAGCGCCGTTTTGGCTAAAAAAGGCAAGGAAGTAAAGCTGGTTCGCTTTGGTGATCCAAATATGTCGATCAAAAAGTCACAGCCGGGCCGCAGAAGTAATTTTCGGGCACGGCACAATTGTGACACAGCAAAGGATAAATTTTCGGCGCGATATTGGTCTTGTAAGGCTTGGTAGTCATGGATGTTAAAGAGGTGTTGGCTGGACAAGGCTTGACTGCGCGTTTGGAAAAACATGAAGCGGAGTGTGCGCTTCGTTACGCCCGTATTGAAGAAAGGCTGGATGACCAAAAACAGTCTTTAAACAAATTAGATATAAAGATTTGGGGTTTAGCTGTTTTGATTATAAGCGCCCCGATTTTTACTAAGATTATAGGGTGATGTTATGGGTATGGGGATTTCGGGCTCAAGGGTAAAAACAGGGCCAAAAAAATCAAAAGTCCAAGTCACTTACATGCGTAAAGGTGGTGCGGCGTCCAGTAAAAGCAAGGGCAGTAAAATTTGTCCCGAAGGTAAGGCGTGGGCAAAGCGTACTTTTGACACATACCCCTCTGCTTACGCTAATTTGGCCGCTAGTAAATACTGCAAAGACCCTAATTACGCTAAAAAATCTAAAGGCGGCAAAAGGAAAGGCCGCTAATGGGTAAGCTCAAAGAGTGGCTGGACCAAGATTGGGTCCGTATTGACAGCAGTGGCAACATTGTTGGGGAATGCGGCACGTCTAAGAACAAAAAACGGCCCGACCGTTGCTTGCCTCGTTCTAAGGCTAACAGCTTGAGCAAATCAGAACGTGCCGCTACGGCGCGTAAAAAGAAGCGTGAGGGCGCAAAAGGTAAGCAGGTGGTGTCTAACACTAAGGCCGCTAAAGTCCGTAAGGCCGCTAATGGTGGCGAAATACGTAAGAATCACCGAGGTTGTGGCGCGGTGATGCCCGAGCGCAGAAAGAAGACTAGGTATGACTAGGCATGGACCTAGAACAAAGAGTCATTGAAGAAATAAAAGAATGGGCAGATCAAGTTCTAGATAAGCCTAACCCTTTTTTTAACGACATTCCGGCGTGTCCCTACGCCAAAAAAGCTTTTTTATCTGACAAGGTAGGTTTTTCGTTTAGTTACGACAAATCTATGCAAGGTTTATACACAGTTTTGTCACAGTTTGACGACACTTACGATGTAATTTTGTTTGTGCAATTTGATTTTGTCGAAGAATCACAAGAGTTTCACGACTATATCGGGGCTTTAAACAGTGCCATATCCATGGGTATTTTTATACAGAAAGACCTGTGGGTCATGGGCTTTCACCCGTTTGACGAAAGCGAAGAGGCGTTTGACCAAGAATTTGATTATTTGGTGGAAGAGCCATACACCATGTTTTTTGTGCAACGGCTATCCACCATTGAAAAATCGGCAGAAATGCTGAGAGAAAAGGGGTACTATGACCAGTACCTAAATGACCCAGAAACCGCTGGTTTGTGGGATGAGCGTCAAGAACTATACAGGAGACTCTGTGATGCCGGGACCAAAGGGAATGAGGAATGGTATGGCCAAGAAAAAAGCCAAGCCTG